ATAATAAATCAGGTTACAAAGGGGTTTGTTGGGATAAAAGATCAAAAAAATGGCGTACTGTATGTTCAGTTAATAAAAAACAATACAGCGCAGGTTCTTTTAAAGATTTAGATATTGCAATAAAATCCGTTCAAGCATTGCGAGAATCGCTTCATTTGCAATTTACAAAACATGAATAGGTGAACCATGAAAGCGGGACTCTATGCCAATATTCTTGCAAAACAAGAACGCATCAAAGCAGGCAGCGGTGAGAAGATGAGAAAGCCAGGCGATCCAGGCGCACCTACGGCTAAAGACTTTAAAGAATCAGCTAAGACAGCTAAAGACGAGAAGAAATGACAGCGGCTTGGCAACGCAAAGAGGGGCAAAACGCTGCTGGCGGTCTAAATGCCAAGGGTCGAGCGAGTGCCAAAGCAGAGGGCATGAACCTCAAGCCACCAGTCAAGTCAGGCGATAACCCAAGACGAGCTAGTTTTCTTGCACGAATGGGTAATATGCCAGGGCCAATGGAGAAAGACGGGAAACCGACCCGATTAGCTTTAGCCTTAAAAGCATGGGGCGCATCAAGCAAAGAAGATGCTCGATCAAAAGCTAAAAACATAAGTGAGCGTAACCGTGGCTGATCCTAAACAAATTGCTGACGCATTGGCTCAAGACCAATTGCTTGCTCAATTCAATCGTCGGGAAGGGGAAGCGCAGCCGTGGTACATGAAGCCAATGGATATGGAAGGTCGAGCAACATTCTTGCCGTTTAAGGATACGCTGCCAGGCTCTGTGATGAATCAAAGAGAATTAGCCTTGCCTGGGCTATTAGCGGGGGCGGTCAACGCATTTACAGCACCAAGTCGGGTATCTACGCAAGGGTTTGACGCACCGGAAGAAGCTCAAAACTTAGCAATGAACGTCATGGGCGGCGGCATTACAACGGGCAAAATGATGCGAAACCCGACAGGCGTGGGGGGCAAAGACGTTGGAATGAGTTTATTTAATACGGAAGGATTGCCAAACAAAGGGGCTGATTTAATACAAAACAGCGCAGAAACATTAGCACAACAATTAAGAGATAAAGGGTTTGAAGTTACGCTTGACCACAGCGGCAGCAAAGCAGGCCCATCAAGCTATTTGCGTATTTATGATCCTGAAACAGGTGGTTTGATACCTAACATACGAATGTCAGGACATTCAAAAGGTGTCGAGGGTTCGGCAAGTGTGTTTAATGTTGCAACGCCGGAAGAAATGCAACACGTTATGCAAACAGCATTAGATATGAGAAAACAAGGGTCAAGCGAAGCAATGTTGGCTCAAAAGGCAGAAAATATGTTGATTAGAAACGCACGAGACGAAGCTGGCAAAGCAAAAATGATAAAAAGTATGGAACACAGGCTCAGAACAGGTAAATCTTTATCAAATACGCAACAAGAATATTACAATTCAACAAGAAAAGAGCTATTACAACAAGAGTTTGATAAGCTAAATAAGTAAGCTAAACTCAACCAATCTTAAATCTAAGACCATTGAGAAAAGATATGGAAATCAGCAAAGTAGTGAAGTCTGGTGTGCGACCTAAACCACCCGCAGCAGGGATCGGCAGAAAGAAGGGTAGCGTCAACAAGGCAACAAAAGCCTTTAGAGATACCGTTACAGCCTTGCTTGAAAACAACGCTGATAATGTAGGCAAGTGGTTAGAAACCGTTGCCCACGGTGATGGCGATCAAGTTAAACCAGACCCAAAGGGTGCTTTGACGCTGATTGCTCAACTAGCTGAGTTTGCCTCGCCTAAACTTGCACGAACCGAACATAGTGGCGTGGATAACACCCCAATTGAAATGGTGGTCAAGTGGCAAGACGGGAAGTAACGCTGCCTTACAGTCCACGGGATGCGTTTAAACCGTTTCATAACCGCACCGAGCGTTGGGCTTGCCTTGTTGCACACCGACGAGCCGGCAAGACAGTCGCAGCCATTAACGATATTGTTCGGGCTGCGCTCATGTGCAAAAGCACAAATCCCCTATTTGCTTACATTGCGCCATTCCGCAGCCAGGCTAAGTCTGTGGCTTGGGATTACCTTAAACACTTTGCCCAACCAGTTCTTGCATCGAGCAATGAGGCCGAACTGACCATTGAGCTTATAACTGGCGGCAAGATACGCTTGTTTGGGGCTGACAACGCAGACGCAATGCGGGGACTAGGCTTTGATGGCGTGTTTATGGACGAGTATGGGGACTTCAGACCTAGCGTTTGGGGTAACGTCATTCGACCTACATTGTCAGACAAGCAGGGCTGGGCTGTGTTTGCTGGTACGCCAAAGGGTAAGAACCAGTTTTGGCAGATATTTGAGTTAGCCAAGAAAACGCCTGACGAGTGGTTTCACCTTGTCTTAAAGGCTAGTGAGTCTGGACTGCTACCCGACACAGAGCTACGGGCAGCTGCCGCACAGATCAGCGATGACCAGTTTTTACAAGAGTACGAGTGCTCGTTTGAGGCGGCAATCCTTGGTGCTTTTTATGGTGAGGACTTACGCAAGATCACAGATGCCGGTCAGGTTAGGCGTGTTGATTACGATCCGAACCTACCCACATACACGGCGTTTGACTTAGGCTATCGAGATGACACGGCGATTTGGTGGTATCAAGTCGTTCGTAACGAAATCCACATCATTGATTATTTTGCAATAAGTGGTGCAAATATCGAGGAAATAGCTAAAATAGTGCTACAAAAGCCGTATATTTACGGTAAACATTACCTACCGCATGACGCTAGGGCTAAAACACTAGCAGCAGCGGGCAAGTCAGTCATTGAGCAATTAGCTGAGTATCTAGGCATTAATAATATGGCGATTGTGCCTGACTTGTCGGTGCAAGATGGGATTCAAGCGGTGCGTCAGATGTTGCCGCAATGTTGGTTTGACAGCGAACGAACGCACGATGGGCTAGAGGCACTTAGGCAATATCAGCGGGAATATGACGAGGACAAGAAAGCATTTCGGCAAACACCACGGCACGATTGGACGAGCCACCCAGCAGATGCGTTTAGGATGTTGGCGATTGCTTGGAGATTAGAGCCGAAAGTTAAACAGCCAGACATTGAGAAACCGTTAATTGTCGGGCCTGAGAACACAGTAACTTTAAATGATATGTGGGCAACCCACACCACTAACCGGAGTAGAAGATTATGAGCGGCGTACCTTATCCATATGCATACCAATACGAACACGTTGCCGTTAGCCAAACCGCACAAGTGTTAGGCGGCACAGGCGCAACTGGTGACTATCTCCATCGTTTGCTATGCACCGTGTCTACAGCTGCCACAGGCAACGTAATTTTGTTAGATGGCACAGGGTTTTCACACACGATTCAGCCAGCGTCGCCAGGCTCAGGCATTGGTCAATACAACATTGAAATTAACGCCATTTCTCGCAATGGCCCGTGGAAAGTTACAACTGGCGCAGGCGTGGAAGTGTTAGCAATTGGCATATTTAGCGCATGATCGTAGCAAGCGTATTGAGGTCGGGCGGTGATTTCAAGCCTGAACACGTTTATGCCTTGCAAAAGATGTGCGCCAAGTATTTGCCACCGCATGAGTTTGTGTGCCTGTCGGACGTTGAGTTAGAGTGCAAAACCATCCCTTTGATGCATGACTGGGTTGGTTGGTGGGCAAAGATGGAGTTGTTCAGGCTACCAAGTGCGCTGTACTTTGACCTTGATACTGTTTTGACTGGTGACTGTACGTCAATGATTGAGGCGGCAAAGCAGCACGATTTTGTAATTATGCGTGACGTTTATCGGGGTCAGTACAACCCAAAAGCCATGCAGTCAAGCATGATGTACTGGTCTAAGCCTGTTGATTTGTATGACAAGTTTGCAGCATTACAGATGTATACGGCGGGTGGTGACCAGTCGTACATTGAACACTTTATGCGGGACAAAGTGACATACTGGCAGGACATTTGTGACGGGATTGTGAGCTTTAAGGCTGATGTGTTACCCAAAGGGGTGGACGATGCCAAGGTGGTGATATTCCACGGCAAGCCT